CGCGTACCTGTGCCATGACCGCCGTGCGGAACGGCGGGAGGTTCGCGCCGAACGCGCGGACCTCCTGCAACGCATCAGCGCGCCCGAGCACGCCGCCATCCAGCACTACAACGACCACGCGGAGAACCACTCCCCGCCGGCCGTGAACCCGGAGATCGACGAGGACTACTGGGTCGGCAAGGACGACCTCGCCGAACTGATGGCCCGCGACGAGGCGACCAATGGCTGAGCCGACCAGCACCCCCACCGGCAGCTACGGCGACGTCGAGCAGTCCCGGGACGCCCGGGACACCCGGGACGTTCCCGCGCTCGAGATCCCCGGCAGCATCCAGCGACGCATCGACCGCGGCTACAAGAACATGCGCCGCGACGCCAACAAACGCCGCCTGTGCGTCCGCTTCGAACGCGGCGACACGTTCACCTACCTCGACGACAAGGGCGGCCTGCAGGCACTCTCGCTCGCGACCAGTCCGCGCGGCGCTGGCAAGCCCGCGCATCGTTTGAGGAACCGTTACAACTTCATCCGGCCGATCATCGACGACAAGGTCTCAGCGGCGACGCAGCGCGTCCCGTCCTACGAGATCGTCCCGTCCACCGCTGACCCCGAGGATGCCGAAGCCGCGTCGCTCGCGCAACGCGTCGCGATCTACGGCTACGAGCAGTGGAACGTCCGTGACGCCACCATCAGCGCCGTCAAAACCGCGATCGGCCTCGGCGGCGTCGCGTACGCGCTCCCCTATTTCGAGCCGAACATCGGCCCGTACATTCAGACCGCGGACGGTGACAGCGTCGGGACCGGTGACATCCGGATCAAAGTGTTCGGCGGCAACGAGGCGTTCTGCGAACCCGGCACCGACTGGGACGTCAGTCCGTGGTGGTGCACGATCCAGGCGCTCAGCATCGACCGGGTCCACGAATTCCCCGGCTACTGCGGCGGCCAGCTCGTCCCCGACGCGTCGAGCTCCGACATTCCCAACGACCATGCTCCCGACGAGCGGATGGTGCTCGTCACCGACTACTACGAACGGCCCTGCCCGAAATGGCCCAGGGGACGGCGGCTCACGATCGCCAACCGGCGTGTGATCGTCGACGCTCGCCGGATCGATCCGCGCACCGAAACGCTGTGGCAGGACTACCCGCTGCAGGACGCCGACGGCACCGTCATCGACGAACCGCTGCTGCACCGGCTCGTCTACACGCACGACCCCGACACCGACAACGACCTCGGCCTGACGTGGCAGCTGATCGACTTCCAGCGCTCCGCGCAGGACGCGATCAACAAGATCATGGAGTTGAAGAACCGGGGCCTGAATCTGCAGATGATCGCGCCGGTCAACTCGTTCATCGATCGCAAGGACGACGTCCCGGGCAGCGTGCATTTCTACAAGCTCAGTCCGGGCGGTGAGAAGCCGCAGTGGGAACCGCCGCCCGGCGGCGACATGCTCAACCAGCTGCTGCAGATCAAGAACATGATCGTGCAGGACATGCAGATGGTCGCGGCCTTTCAGGACATTCAGGCCGATCCGAACGTCGCCGCGCGGACTGGGGTGCTCGCGATCGAGAACGCCCGCGCCCGCTGGCAGTCGTTCCTCGGCGACCTCGCCGCGTGGCACGCGTCATTGATGCGTCACGCCCTGACGTTGACCGCCCGCTACTACACCGAACCGAGGCTGCTCGACCTTCGCGGCCGGCTCGGCTGGGAAAGCATCCCGAACTTCCGCGGCGCGAAACTGATGGGGCAGACCAACGTGCGGGTCTCACCTGGGTCCCTGGAGTACCGCTCGCGCGCGCAGGTCCTGTCGATCGTCCAGTACTACTCCTCGATGGGCTGGATCACCGGCCAGCAGGCCATGTCGGCGATCGAGCGCGGCCAGCTCGACTACCTCACCCAGAGCTTCGACCTCGACGTCCGGCGGATCAGCCGCATCATCGAGCGGATCAAGGACGGCTCGGTCATGGACATGCCGACTCGCACGCAGCAGGTCCCCGCGATCGACCCGGCCACCGGCGCGCCCGCCGTCGGACCGGACGGTCAGCCCTTGACGATCCCCCAGGACGTGCCGGTATGGATGCCCGACACGTACGACTCGGTGCCGGTGTGGAAGGAGAACCTTGCGATCTGGCTGAAGTCCGATGATTTCGAGCGCTCCAGCCCGGAGGCGCAGGAGGTCGGACGGCTGATGTGGGACGGCCTCGGCCGGCTCGAGCAGAAGCACGCGCAAGACCAGGCGCGTCAGCAGATGGCGCAGGCGCAGTCCCTCGGAATGGGGAACGCCGCGGCGCCGCAGGGACCGCCGCCGCTGCCGTCACAACCGAACATCGCGGCCGACCAGCCCGCCCCCGCGAAAGCGCCGCAGGACCAGGCGCCCTAAAAGACTTCACCCCGCGGGACAAGCCGTCACGGCACCCCGCACCAATCAAACCGCCGGACAAGCCACGACGCACCCGGCATGAAACAAGGAGCACTCTCCTAATGAGTGAGCAGGGACTCTCCACCGAGAACAACCCTGCGGATGCCGGCCCCGAACAGGCGCCCGGCCCCGCCGAGCAGCAACAACAGCAGCAGCGGCCGCAAGAGGGGACTGACGGCTGGTGGCAGCACCAGCATCAACAACTCCAGCGCGGGTTGACGCAGCATCAGCAGGAGTTCGCCGAACACCGGCGACTCGTGGATCTCGCATTCACCGCCGATGACGCGGACACCCGGCGAACGGCACTCGAAACGCTCGGCTACGAACTTCCCCCCGAAGCAGAGGAGGAGTTCGAGCCCGCCGAACACGAGGACCCCATCGAATCGCTCGCCCAGCGCCAGGAACGGCTGGAACAGCGCTTCGCCCAACAAGACGAGCAGGCGAGGCAAGAGGTGGAGACCAACTTCATCACCGACTACGCCCACTCGCAACTGGACGAACTGGGCATCCCGCGCGAAGACGAGGAGACCCGACGAATGGTCTTCGAGCGAGCGCTCGGCCTGCCCAACCTACCCCCGTCCCCCGGTATGCCCGTGGGATGGCTGCCCGACATGCAGGCCGCTCACGAGCAGTTCCGGGCGTGGGAGGACGGTCGCATGAAGGCGTGGGCGAAGACCAAGCGAGCTCCGTTCGTGTCCTCCGGTGGGCGTGACGCTACCGAGGCGCCCGACCCCGGCACCGGCCATCAGGCGCGGCTGAACCGCGCACTGCTGTCGCTACGCAACAACATCGGCGACGAATAGGCCGGACCGTCGGGGAGGGGCCGACAATTCCAAGGAGAACCCCGAGATGGCTACGTCAGCGCTGACGATCGCCGGCGCAATCAAGGACGCTTGGACAGACACCGAGCTCCAAAAGCAGTTCGAAGACAAAAACAGTCCGCTGTCCGCGCTGGAAACGGTGCGCGGCACGATGATCGGCACGCAGGCGCAGGTCCCGATCCTCACCGGCCGCGCCGGGTCCTACACCAGCGTCGGGGCCGCGGGCGGCGCGCTGAACCCCGCGACCGGGCAGCCCGTCAACCAGGCCGTGTACGTCTTGCCGTACTCGTGGTTCCAGGTCGAGCTTGAGACGTCGGCGCTCGTGCAGGCCGGCAGCCAGGCGCAGAGCATCGTGTCGGCCAAGCTGCTCGAAGTTGAGGGCGCCGTCGAGAACACCCGCCATCAGATCAGCCGGCAGATCGTCACTAACGGTGACGGCATCGTCGCGGCCGTCGGCACCGCCGCGGCGGGCGTCACGATCCCGCTCGTCGCGAAGGCCGCGGAAGGCGCGTTGTACGGCTACTCCGCGTTAAGGAGGGGTTGGCTGCCGTCCGGGACCACCACCGGCCAGTACGTCGACATCGGCACGACCGCCGACACCGACACGCTGTCCAGCGACCTGACGCAGATCGTCGGGTACGCCCCGTCCCCGACCGCACCGACGATCACCCTGTCAGCGACCACGCTCGGCGCGTCGACGTCGGGCACGCACTTCGTCTTCATCCGCAACCCGAACTCGACGGCCTCGCCGAACCCGGAACTCAACGGGCTCCGCCAGCTCATCGGCTCCGGCGCGTTCGGCGGCCTGAACCCCGCGACGGCCGGCCTCGAATGGTGGGCGGCAGCGTCGCGTGACACCACCACCACCACGTTCAGCCTGGACATGGTGCTCGGCCTGCAGGCCAACATCATGCAGAACGGCGCGTCATTGGACGGCATCGAGATCTGGACGAGCTTCCGTCAGCAGCAGAACTTCTACGCGCTGCTGCAGCAGAAGGTCCAGTTCCCCGGTGAGATGAATATGCAGGCCGGTGACGTCACCAAGCCGAAGTGGAACAGCATGGGCCTGCGCGTGTTCCCGGACGTCCTCGACTCGGACTGGTTCATGGTCAACCGCCCCGACCTGATCAAGGTCGTCGGCAACATCGACAAGCCGACCTGGGCGTCGGACATCGCGGGGCATAGCGACGGCAAGTCCGGGATGCCGTGGCGCCAAGGCTTCACGTCGTTCGTCGACGCCGTCGTCTACCCGGTCAATCTCGGGGCTCGCCGACGCAACACGATGGCGGGAGCGACCGCCCTCACCTAGACGGCACCCGCGCGCCCCCCGACCTCACTCTGGGGGGCGCGCCCCCACCCCGACAATCGATATTCGATGAGCCAACTCGCCCTTCCCCCGCACGTCCAGAAACGCGTCGACCTCGAGCGGCGCGCCCGCTACTGGGCGCAACTGCAACGCAACTTCACGATCGAAGACCCACGCTGCCAGGAATGGACGCGCAAGCTGCAGCACCTGTCCCGCGACCTGTTCCTCGTCAAGGCCAACGAGACCGTCGAGATCGGCGTGCCGCTGCGCGCCGGGTTCTTCCACCTGCTGATCATGCCCCCGGACGCGCCGCCGCTGCTCACGCCGCTGACCAACGGCGACAAGTACGCCGAGCCCGGCGACTGGATCTTCGACGTGCTCAGTCGCGGCAACCTCCGTGAGCGCCGCGTCCGCGACGCGCTCGAGCGCGCCGAACGCGACGCGCACGCAGCGAACGAGCAGGAACGCGCCACTGCGAAAGAGAACCGGATGCAGCACGCGCGGGAGATCGTCAACTCGGCCACGCGCGCGCAGGTCTCGCTCGACCGCACGATCCCATGGACACAGAACAGTGACGGCCGCAACAGGAACGGACGCGGCTAGTGGATCTCGCCGGTGCACAGGCCGAACTCGCCGCGCGCGGCTTCGACTACCTCCCGGCCGCGCGCATGACGACCATGCTCAACAACGCCAAGAACACGTTCGAGGACTACTGGGCATGGCCGTGGCTCGAACAGGCACCGACCGGCCCCGCGCCGCTGGTCGTGCCCGGACTCAAGACGGTCCTGTACGTCCGTGACAGCGACCGCGGCGTCGAGCTGCCCGGCATCGATCCGCGCGACATTGACGGCCTGACGCTTCCCGGCACCCGCCCGTCGTGCTGGTGGCTCGACGGTCCCGCCGGCGGCACCGACGACGTCACGATCAACACGTGGCCCGTCAGTCCCGTCACGCTCGAGGCCAGGGTGACCGTCGAGAGTCCCGAGCTCGCGCAGCCGATCGACACCCCGCTGATCCCCGCTCGCTATCACCCGCTGTGGATCGACCTCGCCGCCTGCGACGCGTACCGCGACAGCGACAATTTCCCCGCTGCGCAGGCGCTTCGCGGCGACGTCAACGCCCGCCTCGGGGACCTGGTGACGCGCTATGAGACGCGCAACCGCCAGAACTCGCAGACGATCTTGATCCGCGCCGGCTCCCTGGACGACTGATGCCCGCCGCGTACACCAACGGCTACCGGCAATTCTCGTTCAGCGACTTTTCGGGCGGCCTGAACCTCCGTGACAAGACGGACACGGTTGGCGACAAGGAAGCGATCGACCTGCTCAACGTGACCTTCGCCGAGCGCGGCGCGATCCGCCAACGCGACGGGTTCATCGACCTCACCCCCGCCGACCTGCCCGCCCGCGTCGACAGCATGGCCGCGCACTACACCGCCAGTGGCCTGCGCCAACTCATCCTCGGTGCCGGCACGCGCCTGAACACGATCAACGAGCTCGGCGCGGTCACCGGCTCGCTGACCGGCCTGACCGGCGGGCCGTGGACGTTCGCGCAGTTCGGTGACCCGCTCCGCGAGTTCGTCTATGCCGCCAACGGCATTGACCCGCTCGCCCGCTGGGACGGCAGCGCGTTCAGTCTCGGCAGCGCGCTGGCGACCGTCAACGGCACCGCGGCGCGCGCACTGCCGAAAGCCGGTGCGATCACCGTCACCGCCGCGCAGGCCGGCTCGACATCTGGCAGCAACGCGTCAAACCGCCTGGTCGCGACCGGATACGGCACGCAGACCAACGCGGGCCCCGGCGGCACCGTCTCGACCCCGTCACGCGTGCACTTCTCCAACCCCGGACAACCCGAGTACTGGGAGGAGGACGGCTTCCTCGGGACCGCCGGCAACAACTACACCGACAAGCGGGCGCGCAACTGGATCGACCTCACCCCCGGTGACGGCGAATACATCACCGCCGCCGTCACGTGGCGCGAACTCGTGTTCATCTTCAAGCAGACGAAATTCTTCGTCATGTGGGGGGAAGGCACCGGCACGGAGGGGATCCCGACGTTCCAGGTCCGCGAGGTCGTCAACTCGATCGGGCTCGCCGCGCCCCAGGCCGTCTGCGTCGGCCGTGACGGCGTCTACTTCATGAACCGCCGCGGCGTGTACCGCACGTCGGGCGGCGACCCGGTGCTGCTGTCCGACGTGATCGCGCCGCTATGGACACAGGACCCCGAGGTGTACTTCCGCTCGTCGCCGATCAACCTCACGCAGCTCAACCTCACGCGCATGTTGTGGCACATGGAACGCCTCTACATCGCCGTCCCGACAGGCCCAGCGACCGCCAATGACCGTGTGCTCGTGTACGACACGCAGCGCCAGTACTGGTCGCTGTACGACCTGCCCGCCACCGCGCTCGCATCGTTCCGGTCGAGCGCACTGCCCGAAGTGCATTTCGCGTACGCGGCGCCGCTGCCGCAGCGCGTCGGGCATCTCGTGATCGGGCAGGCCACGGACCGCGGTCAGCCGATCGTCAGCCGCTGGCGCTCGGGCTGGGGCGACTACGGCTCAAGCCAGGTCAAGACGATCCGCGAAACGAAACTGTGGGGCAAGGGCGCCGCGATCATCTCGTTCTCAACCGACTTCTACCGTGACCAGCGGATCGCGCTCGACACTCATTTCGGGCCGTTCGGAACGAACTGGACCTACGATCAACTGACGGCGCGCGGCGGAACCTACGCTGACCTCGCCCTCCGCTTCCCGACCTACACCGCCCTGACGAGCAAAGTGGAGCAGCAGGTGGCACCGGACGCCACGCTCGTACGCTACGCGAGCAGGGGGATCGTGTTCTCCACGCAGTTCTCCAACAGCGCGAGCGAGCCAGCGTGGAGCGTGCATCGCGTCGCCCGGCACCTGCGTGAGATCCGCGAACCGTCAGTGTCGCCATGACCTTGCCGCTCGAGCTTGGACAGATCACCGACCCCAGCGCTCGGCGCGCATTGGAGCAGATCAGTCTGCGCTGGCCGACATCAGCAGCCGCCGCGAGCGCCGCGGGGATCACCGTCGTCTCAAGCCTCCCGCCGACGGGCGCGGACGGTGATGCCGTGTTCCTGACCGGCGACAACTCGATGTACGTCTGGAACGCCGGCAGTTGGCACAA